GTCCCAGAGTCTGCGCATAGCTATCTTAATACAGCTTGCGGCTGGCCCTTGGATGTGAAAGTTAATTGCCTCTCGCAGTGCCGCCATCCGCTGACCTTCATCCGCAGAAAATATACCGGGAAACCACCTCACCCTACCAAACCAGTCCTGAGCATACCCTTTATGGTATATCTCCGAGGCTACCTTGGTCTGCATATTATGTAGACCGGGATATCTGGAGACTACTTTATCGTAACCACTAACGCTCTGCTCAATGCTTAGCCTTGGGTCAATCTCTTTTAACTTACCCGGCCCTGCACCGTACAACAGTGCTAGGAAGAACGTCTTAGCCGTGTGCCACTCTTGCTCATCAACACCTTTCACAATCTCACGACCATAAATATCCTCTCCCATCAGGGCGTATGGTGTACGACCGTGACTGAAGTCTCTCATCAGGGTAGGCTCTGGTGCTACTAGGCCAGCTATTCTAGGTTCTTGCTGACCTACATCTGCCGCCACGAGTACGTAGCCATCTCTCGCCACCAAGCATCCTCGTATTCTCTTACCATACTCCTCGTACTCTGCACCCTTCCCCCTTCCGTGGTGTGGAACTTGTTGTAGGTTCGGGGTCGAGCATGATAACCGCCCTGTAGCGGGAGCAGACCCAGCCGAGTCAGAAGACTCTTCATAATAACCTCCTTGGTTAAAGTTGGGATGGAGTGCGCCATCCCATTCACTAAGTATTCTAAATTTCTTGGGGAACGCACCCAGCTTTCTAAACATTTTATAGTCTAAGATAGCATCCATCGCATCTTTGTTCCAGTCCCCAAGACTGCGGAGAGTGTTCTCGTCCGTAGCCATGAGGTTTTTACTGTCTGTGCGCTTGGTTATGGGTGCGCCTTCACTCTCAAGCCATGCGGCTAGCTGGTCTCCACTACCAATGTTAATTTCAATCGGTATGTAGAGGTGCGCACGCTCCAGTGCCTCATTCTGCCTCTCACGAAAGTACTCAATAGCAATGTCTACTGCACCGGTATCCACCTTTATTCCTCGCCGCTCCATATCTGACAGGACAGGTATTAAGGGAATCTCCACATCCTCATACACCTCATTCACTCCCAACTCTTCCATCCTTGGCTTCAACACCTCCCACAACTGAAGAGTATTATCTGCATCAGCGGCGGCATAGTCTAGGATTTCTTCGGCGGTCAACTCACTCATGTCCCTGCCGCCAGTTACCTCGGAATAAGTTATTGGCTTAATACCAAGTTCCTGTACGGCTAGGTCTTTGAGATGAGTAGACGGCAACCCCAGAAGGTACGCCGCTATCTTCGTGTCCTGTAGATTCGTAAGTTCAATGCCATTATTCTTTAGATGAGTATACTCAAACTTAGCGTTGTGGCAAATCACTTCTTGCGTGGGGTCTTCCAGCAGAGCTTTTAGCTTATAAGGCTTCTCTGGAATATATACCGCACGCCCCGGTTCAGTAGACCAGCTATACCCCACTACCTCAGCCTCTTGTACGGCAAACCGCCCCCCTCTAGTGGGACTCGTTGTCTCTAGGTCAAAGCCAATCGGCCCAAACGCTATGAGATTGCCGTAAAGAGTATAGTCGGTTCGTGGGATTATTTGTTTATTATTTAGTTTATTTCTGAGTGCAGACCAATCCTCCAGTTGAACAGGCCATAGGTTAGGGTTGTGTAAGGCCGCCGCAGGGTGGTACATCGGAACCAGTAGAAACCCACCACACTCGGATGGCACACCATGCTCTCGTGTGAGGGACAGGTCTGGCTTAAAATACTTTCCTGCGACAGACCCCATAGTTATTACAACCTTGGGTCGCACATCGTTTAGTTCGCCCACCAACCACTCCGAACAGGCGGTTATTTCACGCTTGTAAGGGTTGCGGTTTCGAGGGGGGCGGTGCTTTACTAAGTTAGTGAGGTAAACCTCTTCTCGATTAAGACTAGCTTGTTCTAGTAATATGTCGAGTTTTATCCCACTTGCCCCAGCGAAAGGAACTCCATACTCATCCTCTGTCGCACCGGGGGCTTCGCCTACTAACATAATGTCAGCAGGTATTGGCCCTATTCCTTCTACTAGGTTTGCCCCTTCATGTAGCGGGCAAGCATTACACTGGCTTAAACCACTTAGGGGTTTCAGTGTGTTCAAATTTCTCTCCTTCAACAGTTTCTATTACCATGTTGTTAATTGAATGTGAGGGCCAGACATAATGTGTGTGCTTGTCTGGCTCTTCGTAATTGTGCTGTACGATTGTTATAAAACCGGGGAGGCTTAGAGGGTCAACAGCCTCTATTAAAGAGTACTCTATCTCCTCTGTCTCCCCAACCATGATGCTTACGTTCACACCGTGACCGATAGTTCCGCACCAATAGTCGCATCGTACGTGTTTGGGTATATGTTTACCCAAGGGCCTTTAGCGGCGTGCTTTATTGTCGCCGTAATCTCCTGACCCTGTAGCAACGCCCCAATAGACTCAAAACAATCAATCACATCCTCTTCGTTTGTGAGTGACTGGAGATTCTTAATCTCTTGGTCTAACAATTCACCAATTTCTTGGGTACTGTAGGGAGCGTCGGCTAAAGCCTTCATATAGTTATGCAACCTCGTGGCTGTCATATGCCTTATTGTGGCTTCCCTCTGGTCTAAGGGTGTGTCTGAGTTAGATGTTTCGCTGGCGTACCACCCTTGGTAATCAGAGTGGAACCGCCCAACGTAACTGCCGTCCTTACTGGCTATAACCTTTAGGTTAATGCTCAGTTTTGGTAGGCCGTTTGAGTCGAACACCTCTCCCTTGACTATCTGAAAGTTGAACTTACCACCATCTGGTAAGGCCATCGCCTTCCTCTCTTCTATTTCTCTTTCTCTAAACGCAACCATACTCTCTGTACTAAATGGCATCTATTTCTCCTTGCCTGTTTTTATTCCAACTAAATCATTCATAATCTTCTCTACATCAGTCCACATAGCGTTGTCCAGAGTTGGTGGCTGGTCAAGCCAGAGGTGTCCAAATATATTCTTCGTCCAGTAGTCGCCGCCACCGAGCCAGTTCGATACGTGGGTTGGCATCCTGATAGGCTTACCATTTACCACACGTGTCCTAATATCCTGCTCAAGGTATACTACCATGTTAAAGTAGTGTCCCATATTGTGTCTGGCCCACCCTTCCATCGCAGGGTAGTACTTGAACTCGTCCATCCAGTCAGGGTCACCCTTCACGGTGGCTCCCCTACTACTAGTACTTCCCTTCCTCATCTCGGCGACACGAGCAGTTCCGATGATATTGGCTTGCAAAGCCTTGGGGTGTAGCAGTTGCATGATGCTAATGAACATGCGTTGCCATTCCCTGTATGTCTCAAAGCTGTCTCGTGGGTCGTTGGACTCTCGGTAAGCGTACGTAAAGTCATAGCATAACTCTGTAAAGCCGTCTACTACAATGTCCGTAACGCCTGCCTCTCTACCCTTCGGGCTGTTCAGTGCTTTAAGATATATCTCAAAGTCCTGAGCAAACTTTATAGGGTTGTTTTGTGGCAGTGGAAACCTGACTATCAGGTCTTCGGGAACGCCTAATGCGTCATTCTCCTCTCTGCCTACCAGTAGTAGTCTGCCGTTGCGTCCTTCTACTGGTTCTTTTTTCTGATAGTCCCAGAATGACGACACCCCTAAAGCTGTCTTGCCCACTCCCGGCCCACCATACAATAACGTACTAATGTACACGATATTCCTCCTCGTAATATTTCTCGGCTATTATACCATCTGTATCCGCTCCTGTCAACCACCCGATACATATCTGCTGGTAGTCGCACCAGTTGCATAAGGGGCTGAAGTGGTGAGTTCTTTTGCCGCTTTCCCGAATCTCATTTGCCAATCTTACCATATCTGCCCCCGCATTGTCAATAGCCGATTCTGAAATTAAAATTTCTTTGCCTTCTTTGCAGGTATCCTGTGTACTCCACAGAATATGCTTGCGGTAAAATGGCTGGTCGGCTAGCCAATCATAAGTCTGCCTAAGCAACCAAGCATACCTCACAGGCTGTACGCCCCACTGCTCGTAGTTCATGAGTTTCTTTATCATCTCATTACCCTTCGCACTACACGTCTTAAACTCGTAAACCACCACACCATAGTTCGTCACTGTCCAGAGGTCAGGCTTGCCAACCAGAGTAATACCGTCTACCTCTACTTCCATCTTATCCTCTGCGACAGGTGTCTTAACATCGAACAATTCACGAGGCACGTTGTTCATCATCCTCAACACACCGGGCTTGAACCGATTGCCATCAGGTAGGGTGTCGTCTGCATAGTTTAGTGCGTGGGCAAGGCTTCCAGCCATGAGCGCACGCTCCATTCCATCGTGAAACACAGTACCGCTAGTGAGAGGGCCGTTAGGTACATAGTCTACCTCTTTCAGCCGCCTTCCTCTATACTCATACTTTACCTGACACTCCTGCCAGTTGTCTAGCCCTGTTACGCTAGTTCTTACTTTCATAATTTCCTCTCAGTAACTCCGAGAGTGTGCGCCTCTGCCCAACGTGCAGTCCAGCCTCTTTCCACCCGTCCTCGTCATCTTTGAACAAGGCCCAGATGTCACTCCCGTAATGCTCCTCTAATTTCTTTGCCGATTTTGCACCAACACCATCAACAACTCGTCTTACCAGTTTGCTGAACGGCGTGGTATCCTCTACTCTCTTAACGTCACTGCCAGCTACTATACTGTGCAGATGACTACCCGGTTGCAGTATGTTTCGTACTCTCGTGAGTGTGTTTAGTAGTTTGTTCTCCTGCGAGGGCAGAAATATTATCGCTCCTCGCAAGTCCCACTTCAACAACTCCACGGTTACGTTTAGGTTGTTTAACTGCCACCAGTCTGGTTTATATATGTCGCCCTCAGAACTGTTGATGAACCTAAGTGCCAAAACCGGGATATCAACTGACTTCTCAAGCCTACGGAGTTGCCGTTGTAGCCGTCTACTTCGTAAGGAATTACAAAAGTCGTGGGGTTTCTTCTCCTCGATTCCAATCGTCTTGCCTGTCTTAGAGACCATTGCGTAATCCCCCTCCTGAAGTTTGGCAACTGCGAACCCTTTGCGGTTACTCCTCTTAACATAGTCTGCGACGTCTTGCCGCCCATCGATATATATTTTCTCACTCTTCCCAAGTCTCCTCTCGTCTTCGTATAGCACGCCTTTCTTTACTACGTACACGCTCCTTTTGCCTCCTCTCGTACTGTTCTGTGTCTCGTAGCCGCATCTTAGCCCTTCTCCGTGAGGCCTGCTTGCTCCATTCTATTCTTGATTTCGTCATAGTGATGCTCCTGCAAATTCTCGTAACATCCGATGCATATATTCTGGTAGCCCGCACCATACAACTCCACCTCAAGGTGGTCTGGCCCATCTACTACCATTGGCGTATAGCACACATAACATTTTCCTGCGCTAATCTTTATCACTTGCTCTCCTCTACTACAGCATTTGGATTTAGTTTCGCAAACATATGGTGGCAGTATGGTGCTTTCCTGTACTGGAGGATTGCTCCGTAGTTAGCCAGCCTGCGCCTAGCTTTAGCCGCCTTTGACTTACTCATTCCTAAGTTTTTCTTTATATCAAAGATGGGAACGTCTATTCCTTCATGCTCCACTAGATATTTTAGTATAGACCGCTCATCATCACTCAGTAGGAAGTCACCACATACTGCTGGCGGTGACAGCCTTGTGTCTATAAGTATTTTAGGCTCTATAATCGTATCTACTGTCGTCGTTGTGCTTGTAATTTTTGGGTCTTGTACTACTGTCTGTGTTTCATCTGTTGTGTTTAGCATATTTCTCCTGCTCTTGTATTAATTCCACTGACCTCTCGCCAGCATTCTACCTATTATCCCATAGCCTGCGAGGTCGGTAAAGCTATCCTCGACAGACTCACAAGAGGGGTTTTTACTGCCCCACAGCAGGTGTTTAAGCCTGCCTATCTTGTCCCACATCCGCACAACAAGTCCTTGCTGCCCGAATATCTCGATGTTGTCAGGGCCATAATCCTTGTGCTTGTCAATGATTATCTGAGCAACCTCATATGCTGATGCTCGTACCCTGTCCTCAAACTTGGTGGCTTCTGCCAGCGAGTAAGGCTCCTTCTCCCAAGCTGTCTTCAGCTTGTTCTGAAAGAACCGTGCCTGCTCAAGGTCTGACATTATTCACCTTCCAGTAACTTCATACCGAGTGCTATTACGCCACCAGTACAGCCAGTCACTATGGCTATAAAGTCTGGTTGTCCACTGTTGATAGCGAGTACGCTCACTACCCCCAACACACCCAGAGCCACAACAATCTGTGGTCTTATCTTTCCCATCATTTTTTCTCCTTCAGTTCTATTAAGTGATAACTTCTATGTATGGGGTCTCTGTAGTAGTTTATCTTACCTACAGTAATCCACTTTGTCCTGTGTCTCGCAAAGGTTAACCCTGCCCAGCCTAGATTCTCCTGCATAAACTGGATGCACTCCTGATTCCTCTTTGGGCCGTCCTTTAAAAATTCTGAAAGCAGAACAAATGGGTCTTCCTCACTCACCCGAAGTATACCATACTCTGGGTCAAAAATCAACCATCTGGAAGTCTCATCTGGCCCATTTCTAATTTTTTGAATTTGCAATTCTATTTTATTTTTCTTGTCTCGTTCTAGGTACATTATGGTGTCGGGCCATCCAGATAAACGACTGTGTCCTCTAAGGTCATCTTGTCCACTTTGAATCAGATTCCCCTTGTCGTTATGACCTTTCTTCCTACCGTGGTGTATCAACACTACACCTGTATGTCCTTCCTTGCAGAGGTGGTCTATCGAGTCTGTAAACGTCTGTACTGCCTGCTCATCCACCTCACTGCCATACATGACAGCAGCTAAAGGGTCAAGCACTACATATTCTATCTCATTATCCACCACTACATCAAACAAAGCACCCCAATCTTCCTCGGTTCTCAGTCTAAAATCTCGTATATTACCTAGCATCACACCAGTGTCGCCGTAGTAGTTTGACATTCTTCTAGACCTTTTCTGTACCTGTTTCTCTATTAACTCGGTCTGTAGGTACATGGTTTTGCACGCCTTATGCACCGGATATCCTAGCCAGTCCTCGCCTTGGGCGAGAGCGTAGCAGAACTGCATCATAGCAAACGACTTATACGTTCCCGGTGCGGCATACAATACCACACGTCCCTCTGGGACTACGAGTCCATCCCCCATAATTGAGGGTATATCTGGTAACGCCAAGGCATTAAAATCCTCGACGCTCATTACGTCTATTGACAAAACTCTACTCCTCGTCTATATACTCATGGTATCCGCACACTGGGCAGACTAACTCACCGTACCAGTCTTTATACAGCCTGCCACAGCCGTTCTTACAGCGTCGGTAGTATCGGCTCTTCAGTTGTGTTACCAAAACACTCACAGATGCACTCCTCGTTGCAGTCGATACATTCACACCAACTGGTGCGCTTGCAGTTCTCGTTGCACTCGCACCGTATACATATGCCCCACACGCAGATACAGTCCTCTTCACACTGACTTCCTCTATAATCACCATAATACGTAGCCATTACCTTGTAGACCATATCCGTATCAGTGTGGCAAACACACCTAATACTATGCCTATATTGGTGACTAGCATCCAATCAATTTCTGTACTCATTAAACTCCCTTCTCCTAAGTTGCCCTTGAAATAAATAATCTCGTGTACAAGCAAAGCACCACGCAATCCCGCTCGGTTCTGAAATGAGCCATCGGTCTAGCACTTTCTCAACTGGAGCATCATACCACATTTCGTTGACGTGCGCAAGCACCCTTTGTTTTCGGCACAGACTGCACCGACCTCTCTCATCTACTACAGGACTGCCTTTCTGCTCCACTCCAAGGTCACTCTCGTGGGTATCCCAGAGTTTTAGCTGTACGGCTATATCCTCCTCAGTAAACACGTTTCCACTACCAAAAATACTCTTCAAACAATTAATCAAACCCATTATATTAACTCCTCCTAACTAGGCTCATTTTCTTCTGCACCACAAAACTCTCCACCTACATCATACTCTGCATCATCTATGTTAAATTCCATCAAGAAGTCTTCAACAGTACTCCACGCATTTACATACTCACCTCTATCATTATCCTCTATAATCACACTGGCATAGTAGTAGCAGGCTTGGTCTATCTCCTGCTGACTGAACTTGGAACTCCACCCAAACTTCTTGAGTATGTCATGGAGCCTGTCAGCCAACTCCTCTACGTATGGAAACCTAGACACTGCATCGACACTCACATAGTCTGCATCGTCATCAAGATTTTTAGTGTGCCAGCCCATACCGTCCTTGAAGTAGTCGCAGACTGCGCCACCTACACAGAACCCACTACCCTGTGTGCGCCCTATGTCATACTGGTATTTGTCCATCATTAGCTCTACCAAGCTACTGTCCTCGGTTATTTGCGGCTTATCGTATATTGGTAAACTCATTCTATTTCCTCCACATACATTGCACCTTCCGGTGCGTGATAGTTAGTATAGTCTCTCTTCTTAAACTGCTCTTCCATGTCACTGCCCTTGCCGCTGATAGAGGGTATGCCCTCGTACAGGTCAATGCTCCTCACCTGTATGTCATATCCATCAAGGTGGTCATACTCACCGAAAGGTATAAACTCTAGGTAGTTGTTCTGCAACAGCCTAACAGCTTCCCTCATATCTTCGGCCTGCACATACTCAGTACACAGGGCGTTAACATAAAACTGTACTCTAAACGTGGACATACACTGCCTCCTCCAATGCTAATAATCTACGGTCTAGGTCAAGTAGCTGCGACTGCCCACCTCGCATAGCCTCCATGATGTTCTTGAGCAGCTCTTGCTCACTAGTTTGCAGTCCGAATAGCTTCTCAACTAGCTCAGTGATTAGGTCTACTTTTGCGTTTATTTCTTCGTGGGTCATTACTTCCTCCATTCAAACTTGATGTGTTGATTAGCCTCTTCTACTATCGCCGTATGCAATACTATCTCAGTCCCATACGCTACCATGACGGCTTCTTGCTGTCCCTCGGTCAACAGCAACTCCACGATATCCATAATATACCCCCTGATGTCGAGGTTAGTGACAATTTGCAGTATATGCACGTCCTCGGTCACCATGCGGTGTTCGCCGTCAGTACCGTGACTGACCCAAACACCTGTGCCAATGGTATCGGTAATCCCACCACAATAGCCTACGAGTTCTCCTACGAGGTCATCTATCTCGCCGTTCTTAATCCCCATAGGTATCCATATCCTGTACTCAGTACCTAAAGGCTTCGTGTCTATTCTCATATTTCTCCTAGAGCAGTTTAGCGACATACTCAGGTCGGTATTTGGAAATTAATACCTATTCTGTGTCACCATGTATTCTAACATGGTCAAGCCACTCAAGGAACTGGTGTAGGTCTTGCTTGGCGTTCTCTAGCTCAAACTGTGCGTTCTCTACGAGGGTCTTCACCTCGTAGGCATAGCTTGCTAAGTCGTCCACCTGATACTCTGCGTCGCTCAAAGCGGCCTCTGTTGTGTCTAACCTATCCCTTAGTAGTCGTCCCTCTTGCACGACCTTCTCTAGGCTTACTGTCTTGTCTGCATACTGTGTAGTCATACTAGGCTCCTTCTTCATTGTCTATCAGTCCCTTGCTTGTCCAGTCCTCTAACACTGCCTCCACCAGTGCTAGCTCTTCCTCTGCTTGTATGGTGTCCTCTAAGTAGTCGTAAAATTCTGGCATTTTGCCCTCCATTTGAAAATTTAATTTGAGGGTATGATACCACACCTCGAAACATTTGCAAATACGCCGCTTAATTCATGAAATTTGCTTCATATTTGCAACTAATCTGCGATGTGTTATACTGCTACGCAAAGGGGGAAAATATGTTAAGTGTGATGATAAGTCTGTGCCTAGCAGGGGTAACACGTAACACATGCAACACTAGTATATATAGTATACTAGTGGGTTATATGCATGGTTGTCTACCCTACACTGGACAGTGTTCGATTGCGCCACAGATACAAAAACAGTCTCCGACTGCGCCACAGATGCGGCCCTCGGATTATGCCACACGAAAATTCAGGAATCCGAATTCATGAAACCCGCTTCACCTATTGCCGGGTCGCTTCAGATTTCTAGAAATCTGATTCATGAACGAAATTTCATTAAAAAGTATAAAAAAACACCTAGAATTTTTGTTCTGGTTTTGGTATGTTCAGGGTGGCAAATCTACATAAGGGGGTAAACGAACAAAACGAACAAAAAGCACCAGGAATTTATGTCAATTCCTAGGCACAAAACGAAGGATAATT